GCCTTGGAGGTCTTTTGCCAGGCCCTCCAACCGCCCCCGCCGGCAGTGCCATTCCCATAAGGCGGCGGCACTCTGACATACTGCTCGGCCGCATACCAGGCCTCCCATAGTTTATAGCGCAGCCACTTTGGATCATTCGCCAGCCACTGCAGGAACCAGTAATAACCGGTGTAAAGCCATCCCGGCCTTTTTATAAAATTTTCCATCTGCGTGAAGAATGACCAGGCGATGCTGTCCACCTGCGCTGGGATCAGCGAGAACATCCCGACTGTCTGTGACGGCAGTCCAATCATAACCCGGGTGATGGGCATCACGTCCAGCGCCTCTTCCGGCGCCTCTCCCGGAGCGATTGCCCGGATCGCTTTCAATGGGTAACTGGACGGATCCTGCTCGAAGTCGCCGACCTGGTTGATCTGGCCGAATCGCCCGGCCAGCGCATTCTTCTGCGCCGCCAGGTTCTCCGCCACCGACCAGCGGAAATCGTAATAGTGATATGCGCCCCAGGGCAGCCCGACTGCCTCGCAACCATTTCTAAAATGCTCGAACTTCGTGTCCGGATAGCAGCCCCAGGAGCTGCGCAAGATCGCTCCGGCCGCGCCGTTGGCCTTGGCTCTTGCCCAATCCACCTCGTTATTCCAATAGGAATAATCCGGTATCTTCGCCCGATCGGCTTCTGGAATAGGATTGATCGCTCTTTTAGGCATTTTATTCCTTTCTATATCGCCGTGATCCAGCCCGCTTCGAATGTGAATGACGCACCAGCAATCTTTGACGCCGTCACTACCAGGTTCAGCGCGCCCGCAGAGGCTTCGGTCGCCGTTCCGTATCCGCAACAGCCCCACGTGTAGGATGCGTCCGATAGCATGCCCTGCACAAAGCCCCAGCCGTTCTGGGCGCTGGCGGAGGCGTCCGCAGCCAGTGTGAATTTGGCCTCCCACATGCCGGTCCCGGCCTCATCCCGCCAGTCAGCCGAGGTCAGTGTGAAGAATGTCGTCCCGCCGTATTTCAGCTTGAACGTGGCGTTCTTACCGCTGGCTCCGCCGGCGCTGTATGTCCCCCGGCAGACCACGTTCAGAATATCGGCCGTGCCCAGCTCGCCAGCCGGCACCGAGTAGGTCAGGATGGTCGTCTCAGTGGCATTGATATCCACCGCCACGCTGGTCGAGTACAGCGATAGGCCCGAACGGCTCATCAACGCCAGCAGGGCGTCGTCGTTGTCGATAAACTGGTTGTATTCACTGGCCGGCACCACGTACCCGGCTGCCCGTTTCGTCATCGCCGCATAAGACATAATGCACCTCTCGCCTGTTCTCTCTTCTCTGCCTGCCCCCGCTCTTCGGGGGTTCTCTCTTCTCTATTCTCTTCTTTTCTATATCGCCAGGATCGTGTTCGTATCCAGGGCGGATGTTTCCAGTATCCAGGCGCTGACATTGCTGGCCAGCACCAGGATCCACTCCACCGTCAGCTTGTTGCCCATCTCGACCGTGCGCTTGCGCCCGTTGATGAAATAATCGCCGCTCAGGCCGGTCTGCGTCTCGATCACCGTCCAGCGGGTCGAGATCAGGCCGGTCATGGCCGCCGTCATCAGGTCGGCGCTTTTGTTGGCATGGATCGTCACCCGGCAGGCGCGCCGGTTGTTGTCCGCCGCGGTCACCTGCAGGCTGGTGCAGACCGAATCGGCCACGTTGCCGTTGGTCTGGTAGGGCATGTCCAGCGTCAGCACGCGCAACCCGCCGGTGCCCTGCTCGACCGTGTACGGATTGTAGGCATAGATGCCATAGCCGCGCAGTTTAAACAGATTCAGGTATCCGTTCGAGGCGCCGTTATTTTTCACCTTCAGGTCGCTGGAGTTGGCGCCGGTGCGCACCTGCGTCACCACCAGGTCGCCGTTCAGATCCTCGGTCGTGCCATCATCCAGTGTCCCGAATTTGTAATCCGTGCTTACCACCGGCGTCTGGATGTTCGTCCCGGAGATACGGTTGCCGCTGGTCTGCTCGACATAATTGAGCGTGAACGAGCGTTCTTCTCCGGCCGACAGGTACAGGTGATAATCCAGCGTCGCCACGGTTACCAGGTCCGTGTCGACTCGTTTGGTCGTGATCGTGACCTGGAAGCGGTCGTACACCATCCCGGCGTCGTCAATCGCGATGGCATCGTCCATCGTGTTGGAGATATTTCCCAGGGCTGCCGTGACACCGGCCCGGTAGTTGCGATTCTCGAACGTCAGCACCCCGCCGCCGCTCGTGCTGGGCTGCATGTAGATCCGGCCGTATTCCGAGCGGGCGATCTTGCCCAGGATCGAGTAGACCGAATCCCGTTGCACGTCGTCCGCATCAAAGGCACTGGCAAACGTGTTATCGCCGGTCATCAGGTTGGTGTTCTCCGGCTGGGTTGCCACCGCCGCCAGCAGCGTGCTGATCAACTGGTCGCCGGTCTGGCTGGTGGCCACGCCGATGGCCGGCAGCGGTACGTTCATCATCAATTCCAGCCAATCCGTCGCCCGGCAGCGCGTAATGGCTTCGCCGAACACGCCCGCGCTCGGGATGGGTTTCTGCAGCCAGTACACGCCCTGTGTGTACCAGGTCGGCGGCGCCGGCGCGGCGGTGTAGTTCTCGGAATAACGCACCATGATATTTTTTTCAAAGCCGGCCCGGCAGTTGCTGTGATTGGGGCTGTAATATCCGCCCAGTCCAGCCGAGTTGGCGGGGCTGTTATCCAGCACAAAGCTAAGCGCTCCGGGATTGGCCAGCAGATCCACCAGCGAGGTGGACTGGATCCCGTCCGTGATCTCGATCGGCCCGTCCATCAGGCTGACATCTGCCGTCACGTCCGTCCAGATGTTGTAGGCCGCCGTCGGCGGCGTGAAGGCGGCCGTCCAGCGGGCGATGCCTTTCGAGATGCGCAGCTCGTCGATCCGGCCCTTAAGATAATGATCATCCTCATCCGTGAATCTCCGCCCGAGCACCATACCCGTCCCGGCCGAGTTGTAGGTATAGCCGGTGGCATCCACCGTGCCCTTCGAAACGCCATCCAGGTACAGCGTGACGGTGTTACCGTAACGCACCACCGCTACGTGCGTCCAGGTCAGATCGACCAGCGCACTGCTGGATTCGATATCGGCGACCCAGCTCCCGCTGGCCTTGCTGACCAGCCGCACCTTGTTGATGGTCGCGCCGGTGCCCGAGCAGATCGTCCAGCCGGTTTGCCCGCTTTCCGCCGCGCTGATCCAGCCGTTGTAGTTGTCCAGGTCGCCGATCCGGCGCGCCCAGAAGTCTATCGTCCAGTCGCCGGTGCCCAGGTCAAAATCGGCGCTGTTGGGCGTGGAAACATAATCGCCCACTCCATCAAAATAGATGGCGCTGGCGCCGAATTTATACTGTGCGGTTGATAACTGCGCGCCGCCGTGCGCCGTCCAGTACCGGCATTTATCGTCATGGAAGACCGTCGAACCGTTCGCTCCATCGAAATGCAGCAGCGACTTGGTATATTTGTCCAGAACCAGCTCGAGCTTCCAGTCGAAGGTATTCAATTCATCTCCGCTTCTGGATCTCGGCCGCCAGTTGTTCCGGCTGTCCCTCGATGGCGTTCAGGATCGATTTCAGCAGCCGGGCCTGGTTGGCTCCGGCCTGTTCCACCGCCGCAGTCTGTCGGCGGCTCTCCTGTGCAGCCTGTTCGCTCGAGCGGTGATAATTCTGCACCACGCCCGCCACCACCGGCGTGACTGCTTCCACCGCTTGCTCGGCCGGGCTGCCGCCGCCACCTCCGCCTGCGCCGGGCGATTCCTTTGGGGACCATTCTTTCCTTCCGCCGGTCCCACCCCCGCTGCCGCCACCTCCGCCGCCCGGGATATAAACTTCTTCCACTTCTCCGCCCAGTTTGAAATTTCGTCCGCCCGGATTGATGCCCCAGGAGCGCATCCGGCGTACCATGTCATTCGGCAGCACTACCATCCCGCCGTTGTTGTTCTTTATGATCCATTCCTCGCCCTGTTCGCCAACAATATTTACATCTCCCAGTGGTCCACCCATCGCCAGGCCGGTCTGGTCATATATTTCCGGGTGTTGCCGGGCATAGTCCTTGTCTGCTTCTGAAGCCCACGGCGCAAGTTTTAAGGTTCCGCCGCCGCCCTTCTCCGGTTTTGGCGGTCCCAATAACCCGCCCGCCTGCATGCCCAGGATCGTTTTTACGATAATGGTCACCGGGATATGCTGGGAAACCATGTCCCTGATTTTTTGAAACGCAGTTTCGATTTTTACGAATTGCTCCAGCGCCGCCGGGGATATTTGCCCCGTGGCAGCCAGGAAACCATTCCATACCTGCGCCCCTTCCGGGCCGAGTCCTTCTATTCGATCCCCGAGCATATCGAAGGAAAGTTTTGCCATCTCGGCGGCGTCTTTTGCGCCGGTGTAGGAAAGTTCCCAATCCGTTTGACTTACGAGCGCTTTCCTGAGATCTTCTTGTGCGGCGGCGAGATCCTTGGCTTGTTGCTCCAGTTCTTCTTCGGTCAGCAAGAGCGCTTCTGCAGCAATTTTTGAATTTTCCAAATACCTGATAAATGCCGGCGTTGCCTTGGATTCCCGTAAAGTTTCTTCCGCTTGTCGCTTGAGAGCCGCAAGCGTCAGATTAGCTCCGTTTGCGCCCTGTTGAAATTTTTTCCAGCCTTCGGCAATATCTCCGGAAAAAATATCCTTGAACCCTTCTCCCATTATTCCAAAGCTTTCATATACTTTGTTCACATCAGTTAATATTCTAATTATTTCTGGTAGAAGTCCTTTCCCAACCGACAGTTTTATTCCATCCCAGGCGTCTTTCAGACTGTCCAGATTATCCTTATATTCCTGCACACTTTCAATTGCCTCGTCCGAGATGATCACTGAATCCTGCACTTCTCTCAGTCGCTCGGCCGTGTCACCCGTCTCAAAGAATTTCTGTAAATTCACCCCGCTCTTGCCGAACTTGTCCAGCAGGAACTGTGTCCGTTCCAAGCCCGGATTGAGCGCCAGGTATTGCTCCCGTAATGCCAGGACGCTTTGGATGTTTGGCGAAAACCCGTTCTTTTCTGCGAATTTGAAGGCCGTCCCGACTGCCTCCGCCGAAATCTCCAGGTCCGCCATCACTTCTATCATCCGGCTGCTATCCTCGGCGCTCATGCCGGTCAGGTTCTTGAATTTTTCCACCGTACCGGTGAGAGTGACAAATTTCCCAACAGTCGCTTGTAATACCTTGTCGGCGGTATAGTACGCCGCGGTGAAGCCGCCCACCACCGCCGTGGCTGCCACCATCGTGTTCTTGATATCCACCAAGCCCTTAATAGTGTCCTTATCCGCCCCGCCCTCTTTCGAAAGCTTGATGATGATATTAAAAACTTTTGACGCCATGTTTTTCGCCTGCTCTCTGCTCTCTTCTCTCTGTTCTCTATCTCTCTAATGTTTTATCCTATACGTCGGATGGCTGTTCCTCCACGCCTCCATCTTCCTCTCGATGGCCGCATTGGCTTTCCTGGCCAGCTCAATCTTGCTGGTGATGGCCTGCGCGCCTTCGATCCATTCCTGCGGCAGTTCGGCGATCTGCCAGGGTGCGATCACCGTGCCGCCCGCCGCCGCATTGACATGCTGTGCCAGGTAATACGCACTTAGGACGGGGTCGCCGGTCTTCCCGCTGCGGGCAATTTCGCCGACGGACCCCGATATCCTTTTTTTACATCGTCCTGGTGCTGCTCGATCATCGCCCAGGAGCTGTTGCACAGCCATTCGTACAGATGTGGATTAGAGTCGTTGACCTGCTCCAGCTCTTCCGCCGTCCAGTGCGTCTCCGCATCCGTGGACTGGCTCCACAGCCGGGCGTACCAGGCGTACAAACTGCGCCGGTAGCTTTTAGTGGCGCTCTGGAACTTGGCATCCTGCATGCTCTTCGCCCGCACCTGCAGCCAGCGCAGCATCCGCTCGCCCGGGCTGGTTTTCTCCGTGTTGGCCGTGCCCAGCTTCTTGACCAGCTTCTCCAGCACCGCCCGGTATTCCCGGTGCAGCCCGTCGAACTCCACCAGCACCGCCCGCGGCGGGTCCACCCACACGTGGATCCCCACTCCCGCCAGTGCCTGTTCTTCCGGCGCATATTCCTGCAGTGGCAGGAACTTGGTTACTTTCGGAATGACTATTTGCATCCTTTACCTTTCTTTTCCCCCCATTTGTGTTTTTCAAATGGGGGGATGTCGCTATTGGCGACAGGGGGTCGGGGGTCACACCGCCGACTTGTTGGTATATAAATTAAACTGTAGCATCGACGCACCAACTGTGTCATATAGCCCGTGGAACAAGGCCACATGTAAATTATTTCCGTCTACCTCAGATCCCATCGGCTGGATATCCTCAAAGACGCCCCAGATATTCATGAATAGTTGATGTGTCGTGCCGCTGCCGATTTGCGTTCCGCTGGATATAAATACACAAATGGCGAGGGGTGTTTTGTCTCGATAATAATCATACATTTCATCTGCTACTGAGTTTCCTTCCAATGTCAGCCTCAGCATGGCATCGAAATAACTCTCGCCGTGCGCGTCATAGGTCAGGCTGTTACCGTGGAACTTCGGGTGCAGCCCGGTGATGATCTCCAGGCTGTAATCCCTCAGCAGACCGTTTTTAATTGTATTGGCTTTGGTTGCCCAACTCGTATCTACATAAAATATAGTTTTGTTAGCCACCATCGGTTCGATCGTCGGGATCGTCAGCCCGGTCGTGAACGTGGTCGGCGCGCAGCTTTGCGCAAAGCACTCCGCCGAAAGTTTTACCGCCTGGTTCTGCCCCATTGCCCCCGCGATGGTCAATTTTTTCGCCATCACATATTTCAGCAGGTATGCCTGTACGTCATCGCCGATCTCAATGGTAAAGCTATCCTGTAAGTTGGTGGTCGTCATGGACGGTTCAACCAACCATTGATAATCGCCCTGTCCTGTAGTTATCAGTGATGGGGTTATCTGACCTAGCATTGACATGCTCATCAGCATCGGCAGCGCCTGGAAATAGCCGTTCTCCACGTTCAGCGTGAACCCGTCCACTAGCGTCTGGTATAGGTGCGCTTCGGTCGCGCGGGCTGCCACTGCCAGGTTGTAACTCGGGAATACATACGCCCGGTCGCTCGGGACATTTGCATCGCCCAGGAACATGCTGGTGGCGTCCACCTCCGTGCCTTTGGCGCTGTTCAGCTCCAATCCGTACTGTATTCGTTTGAACATTCTTTCGCCCATGTTTCACCTCTTTCTTTTTTTCTTTCTTTCTCTTGGTTTTACCTTCGTGTCCTTTGTGTCCTTTGTGGTAAAAAAATTACACCGTATTCCCGTTCGTCACCACCGTGCAGGCCAGCATCGCCAGGCCCGTCACCGGCGTCGGGTCGTACAGCCCGTGGAACAGTGCCACGTGCAGGTTGTTCCCATCCGCCTCGGATCCCATCGGCTGGATGTCCTCGAAGCAGCCCCAGATATCGAAGGTCATGTCATAAGTAGCCGCCCCGCCAATGATGGACCCGATCGTCTTCAGCCGGATGGCATAGGGCGTCTTGGCCTGCATGCCATCGTAATAACCGTCCGCCACGGATGTTCCCTCGAGCGTCATGCGCAGCATCACGTCCATGTAGCCCTCGCCGTGCACGTCGAACGTCAGCCCGCTGCCGTGGAATTTCGGGTGCAGCCCGGTCAGGATCTCCAACGAGAAATCCCGCAGCAGTCCGGTCTTCTGGGTCTGGCCCTTGGTCGCCCAGGACGTGTTGATGAACAATTTGGTATTGTTGGCCACAATCGGCTCAATCGTCGGAATCGCCAGCGCTCCCGTGAAATCCGTCACCGCCACATCCTGCGCAAAGCACTCGGCGCTCAGCTTCACCGCCTGGTTCTGCCCCATTGCCCCGGCAATAGTCAGCTTCTTGCACATGACATACGTCAGCAGGTACTGCTCCACGTCGTCGCCCACCTCGAACGTGAAACTGTCCTGCGCATTGGTAGCCGTCCAGGATGGCGAGAATGTCCAGGTGTATTCGCCCGATCCGCCCGCGCTGGCGGTCACATCGCCCTTCAGCGCCATTGAGAGCAGCATCGGCAGCGCCTGGAAATAGCCATCCTCCACGTTCAGCGTGAACCCATCCACCAGTTGCTGGTACAGGTGCACCGTGCTCGCCCGTGCCGCCACGGCGATGTTGTAGGCCGGGAACACATACGCCCGGTCGCTCGGCACCGCTGCGTCGCCCAGGAAGATCTTGGTGGCATTCGTCTCGCCGCCATGCGTGCCTTCTTTTCCGTACTGGATTTTCTTGAACATCCGCTCGCCCATAGCTCACTCCTTTGTCGTAGTAACGACTTTAGTCGTTACCGCTTTATAATTTCCATTCTCCAGCGCCCCCTGCAATACCTTCAGCATGCCCATCTTCTCGGCCTGCGCCGCCGTCAGCTCATGCGGCAGCCCCGGTATGCCCTGCCCCTCCCCGCAGAACCGGTACGTTGCTTCACTATCCAGTTTTTGACCTCTGACCTTCGACATTCGACCTCTTTTCCTGTTCTCTATTCTCTTTTCTCTTTTTCTCATATCTGCCCGGATAAATTCTGCTTCACTTCCCACCGCACCACGATCCCGTGATGCGGCGCCTCTTCGCCATACTGCAGCACGCTTAACGCAAGGTTATCCTCCTCGAGCAGGATGAAATGCTGCACCAGCCCGCCCAGCGTGGCGTTGGTTTTGGCGGCATTGATGATCCGCCCGAAAAATGGCAAAATAAAAGCCAAATTCGTTTTCTTCATATCCGGCGCCAGGTGCAGTTCCGTCATGCCGTTCCAGATCAGGATCGTCGGAAAAGAGCTGCTGCTCGCTCCGTAACTCGGCTTGACCGTCAGCGGCCAGCTCAATGCAATCGGGCCTTTGTCCGCCAGGTCGGTGATCGCCTCCGGGAACTCGTTCTTGGTCGCCACCTTCGGCGTGCGCACCACCTGCCCGCGTCCGTACTCGAACGCCCAGACCGCATTCAGCGTATCGATCCACTTCTCAACCGTCGTCGTGTCCGTCATCTTTTACCTTTTTTCTCCCCTCGCCTGGCAGGTTCTTCGCCAGGAGAGGGGCCGGGGGTGAGGCGTCTTATTTCGCCAGCTCCTGCACCACTCGCTCACTCGCCGCACTGAATAATCTGTCCATGTCCGGCCCGGCTGCCTCCAGCCCCTTCTCCATGAAGTGCCGTCCGCCAAATCCCGGCGATTGCACGCTTCCGATTCTGGTGAAGCGTCCCCGTTGCGAAAAATGCAGCAACCCATCCGCCGTGCGCCTGGCGATGATGGTATGCGGTACCGCTCCTTCGTTCAGCGCCGCCGCATATCTCGCCGATGGCTGCCCGTAGCGCTTCCCGAAGCCGATATCCGCCTTCGTTCCCAGTGCCGATGTCTTGCTGTGACTCACTTTCGAGCCCAGCGCCGCATCCAACTTGCCGGTGTGGTGCGGTAAATTCGGCCGGATGCCCTTCTTGACCGCCTCCGCCGCTTCCTGCAAGGCCGGATAAAAATTCCGGTCGAATATCTCCGGGTAATATCTCAGCAGCTCGATCTGCCGCTGAAAAGCCTCCGTCCCGATGATCTGGTACTTTATCGCCATCTTCTTCCTTTTTCCTTCTTCCTTCTTCCTTCTTCCTTTTTCTTTACCTGTTCTCTACTCTCTCTTCTCTGTTCTCTTCAAATCCGATAATGCTCCCGCACCCTCTCCAGATCGAAGCGTGGGAAAGCGTCGTTATAAAAGACCGTCCCGAGCTCGGCATTGCCCGTCCTTCCGGCGTAGCCCGTCCCGGCTTTGTTCAGCATCAGCGTGGCGATCTCCTTGCACAAAAACAGCACATCCGCCGGCACCAGGTAGCGGCTGATCGCCGTCGAGATCAGGTGCGCTGCCGCCGTGGTCCCATTCACGCCTCTTGTCACGATGAATTTTCGGTACACGTCCACGTTCGCTCCGGTTGAGTGCGCCGCTCCCAGCGTCTTGTTCCAGTGCCGCTGCACGTACATCGTGTGCGTGGCGATGTCCAGCACCCGCATCTGCTCCACTCCGATCCGGATGATCTCGCCGATGTTCACCAGCGCTCCGTTCGTCAGGATGATCGTCTCCTGCGTGGCGTCGATCGTGCCGTTCAGCGTGGTGATCGCCGTCACGGGCGTGTTGTAGCCAGTGATCAGCTGCTGTTCCGTCCCGATCAATACCACCGCACCCGGCGATAGCTTGGCCGCCGTGCTTACTTGCAGGCCGGTTTCGGTGGTCGTGGTTTGCGCCGCGCCCATCGTCGCACCGCTGTCCTCGGTCTCTTCGTACAGGCCCCAGCGCGCCGGGATCTCCACGCCATCCCGCTCCGGGTACCAGGCGCCCAGGTTCGTGGCGTCCTCCGCATTCACTTCCAGCCAGCTGTATGGACCGTTCAGCCAGTGCCGCCCGTCCGGCTGGTAAATAAAGTCGTTCGCCGCCAGGGTGGTGTCTTCGTTGACGATGCTGCCGGTCAGCGCCAGCAGCGCCGGGATGAATAATCGCACGCCGCCGTTTCCCATGAAATAGCGCGTCTCGCTGATCGGAACGAAGTTCCCGATCTCCTGCAGGATCGTCTGGCTGGCCGCCTGGATCTCCCGGTACAGGATCTCCACGTCCCCGGCCGGCGGCTGCGGGTCCGAGAGCAGGTCGTTTATCGTGCAGTACAGCTGCGCATATGGGCTCATTCTTCTTCCTCTTCAATTGGCACAGGCGTCACGATCAGCCTGCCGCTGGTTACCTCGGCAAAGCCTTTCGATACGAACAGCCGCGCCAGTTCAATCGAGATATCTTTTCCGACCCGCAGTATCTGGTCCTTGGCGTAACTGACGCCCGGCCCGGCTGCTATGCTGAGCATCCGTATTCTTGTCATGGCTTCCTCACAATTCGCCGTAGTAACGACTTTAGTCGTTATTTCTTGGCAGGCTTTTTCGCTGGTTTTACCGGCACAGCCTTGGCCGCTGCCTTTTCAACCACAGCCTTCTCGGCGGCAGGTTCCGCCACCGCCATCTCAACAACCAATTTCGATACTTCCGGCTTCTTGACGGCAGCCTTATCGAGCTTGCGCGCATATCCGCCCGCTACAAAAGCCTCCGCCAGTTTGTTCGGGATCTCCATCCCGACTTCCAGCTCCTGCCCGGCCTGGTACGATCCCTCCGGCCCGGCCGCTGTCGTTAGCATCATTATCTTCATTTCGATCTCCTTCTTGTCTCCCCTCTCCTGGCATTCTTTCCGCCAGGAGAGGGGCTGGGGGTGAGGATGGGCGTTAGTTTAGGTCTCTGCCGACTCTTCCAGCGCGGCCATCACTCCGCCGTGCGAGAAGTGCTGGACCAAGATGTATGTCAGCACGTCGGCCACTACCGAGCAGCCTCCGAAGCTGTTTTTGCCCCACAGCACGATTTGATGACCGGCCGCCGTGCAGTTGTCGTCGATAGCCTGGGCCTGGATCGTCCCGCCGCCGTAGTTTGCGACGAAAATGCTATCCTTGAATATCGTCAGCCAGGGGACCGCGATGATGTCCGCATCCACCAGCACATGCACGTGCGGGGATCCCGCTCCGCCTTGCCAGCTCAGGAACATGCACTCGTCGAACAGGTTCCTGGAGACGGAGCTTCCGGCGCCCTTGTGCAGCCATAGACCATAAGTGGCATTTTCACGGAAGTTCGTCTGCTGTCCGATCGTGCAGTGTTTGAACACGTTCTCGGCGCCCGCCATTTTCAGGCTGTAGCTGGCCGCCGTATCGGAGGTCGGCGCCATGAAGAACACGTTCTCGAAGTAGTTGCGCTGCCCGGTCACGATCGCGCAACCAGTTGCGGCAGTATCCGCATGCTCGTTGTTGAACTGCATGTTCTTGACGATGCAGCCGTTGCTTTTGAAGCTGATCGGCACGGTGATATCAGCCCCCGCCAGTGCCACCACCCGGCAGCGCTGGCCGAGCCCGTATACACCCGAGCTCAGCCCGATCAGGTGGGTGTAGTCCTTGTCCCAATCGATCGATGCCGCGGGGTTGTCCGCCGTGTCGCCCGACAGGAACAGCACCGCATCGTGCTGGTCGCCCACGCACAGGTCCTCGGCCGCTTCCAGCGTCTTCAGGGGCTGTCCAATGTTCGTGCCCGGGTTGCCGTCGCTGCCGTTGACCGGATCCACCAGGTAGGTCATGCTCAATGGCCCGCGTGGGATGTCCGTGATGTTGTAGTACTTCCGTAGATCGTAAGATGTCGCTTGCTTAGGCATGGTATTTTCTCCTTCTGAGATACCGGTTTCTCCGGTTCCCTGCCATTTTCTTTATTCCCTCTCCAATTGCTCATCCCATTTCGTGGGCATTTTGCAATTGGAAAGGGTTTTATTGGTTTTTTTCGACCTTTGACCTTTGACCTTCGACTTTCCTTACGCCGTCCCCTCCGCCGGCGAGATGTGAGTCTCACCGCTGACCGGCGCCACCTGCGTGTAGGGTGCATTGCGAGGGCCGTACTGGATGTACTCGGCGCTGGCCACCACGGCGTCCTGCGTGTGCCTGTCCACATACAGGCGCACGTAGCGCTCCAGCGGGCGGTAGACGTCGATGTAGAACGTCTGCTCGTCGTCGTCGTCCGCCACCGCCTGGGCGGTTCCCAGCAGGTCGGCTGCGTCGCCCATCAACACGGCTGCGCCTTGCTGCGCCTTGATGCTGGTCACGGCGCTTCCGGTGATCGCACCAAAGGTCACGATCATCAGCACGCCTTCCCATCCGGACATGTCGATGATGGCGCCCTCTATGTGCGTCTGCCCGGCTGCCCCGTTCGTCACGGTGATCGCCTGGGTGATCTTGCAGTTCTTGCTCAGTTCGTTCATAGTATTTTCTCCTTATTTACCTGTTTTCTTATTTCCTTTTTTCTTTCCTTCGTGTTTCCTTGGTGTCCTTCGTGTTAAATCTTTTATGCTAATTTAACACGTGCGAACGCCTCTTCCAACACCGGCATTCCATCCGATTCCATCCGGCCAATGAAGCCGGTCTGGTTGGTGGCTGCATACAGCTCCACCAGGCGCTGGACCGAGAACTCGAGCGAGTCCACGATGTGGTAGTACTTGAAGTCGCCCAGGATGCCCACGTACAGGCCGGTCGTGAAGGTGGACGGAGCGTACTCGCTCATGTACACCGGGAAGCCCAGCAGCATGTCCGGGGCGCCCGCATCCAGGCTGGATTGCCACAGGTAGCGGTCGTCGTCATCCTGCAGCTTGGCGATCTGCTTCAGCGCGCTGCGGTGGAAGATCCACTTCGCATTCGCCCAGTATCCGCTTTTCAGCGAGTACTTGGCTTCCTGCAGCCCGTCCGTCTGGATGCTGGTGGTGGTGTTGCCGGTTGAAACGTCCCGGCCGGTCGAGATGCCGTCCGCCGAGGCGGTGAATACGCCCAGCGGCTGGTTCGAGCCTGTGCCGGTCATGCCGGCTTTCTCGAACGCGATCCCAAATTTGTACGCCAGGCGCTGTATCACCAGCGCTTCGATGGCCGGGTTCAGCCGCAGCATCTTGTTGCTGACCTTGATGTAGCGCGCCAGCGGGTGCGGGGTCATCTCGCGCTTCCCGAAGGTCATCGTGCTGTCTTCGCTTCCGACCAGGATCTCGCTCGTCCAGGTCGCATCGCCGGGATCGGCAGCCAGGTACGGCTGGCCCAGGCTCTGCGCGCTGGTCAATTGCTGCACGTCCGAAAACTGCCTGATGAAGGTCTGGTCGTCGATCGCCATGATCAGGCTGGCCACGAACTGTTCCGGGGCGATGGTGTATCCGCCCGAGGCGTCCGCATCCGCCTGCAGGGCGCGCAGTTCCGGGCTGAGTACGCCGGCCGTGCGGTTGCGCAGGATCGGGCCACGCGCGCCGTTGATCAGGAAGGCCCGCATTTCTGCCTTGGCCTTGGCTTCGTCGCTGGCCGCCTTGCTGGGACTGCCGTCCGGCAGTTCCGCTTCGCTGGTCAGGCTGCCCAGGTCGGCTTCCAACCCTTCCAGTTTCTCGCGCTTGTCGATCGAGTCTTGCAGCTTCTCGACCTCCGCCATGATGGCGTCGTACTGGGTGTTCTCTTCGGCCAGCATGTCGCGCTTGGCGGTATCGGCGGCTTCCACCAGCGCACGCGCCTGGTGGATCAAGCCTGCCCTCTTTTGTCGCAATTCCGTTGATTTCATGATTTTTTCTCCTTTTTGTTTTTTTTCTTTACTCGTTACTCGTTACTCATTACTCATTACCTTCTATCCGCCAGCTCCAACTTCTTCTTGAGCATTTTCAAGTGCGCCTGCACCTGTTCGTGCTCCGTTTTCCCGGGCTGGGGCTCCTGCCTTTCACCCGAGCGGATCTGGTCGAATTCCTGTAATTTCGAGCGCACATTCGCACTCGTGGTCGGGTATGCCGGGAACGTCACCGGCGATACGTCATATAACTCTGAGATCTCTCTCAGCTCACGCAGCGGTAAGAGATTCTTATCGCCTGCCCGCAGCTTCTGGGGGTCCGGGAAGATCCAGCTCTCTCCTTCCGGAAGCACGTTCCAGGCATAGCTGCTCTGGTGCACGTCTCCGCGCTTCACGCGTGCGTAGAAGTTCATGGCTTCCTGGTCGTCCGGGTTGATGTCGATGCTGTAATGCAGCCCGTCATCCATCTGCACCAGGTGCAGCGTGTTCGCCGTGGTGCGTCCCAGCACCGTGCTCCAGTCATGGTTCGGCGCTCCGATCACGTCCGGATTCTTCGCCAGCACCGTCGTGAACGCCCCCGGCCGCACCACCTCCCGAAACATCCCGGCGATGATCGTCTCCTGGTTGAAGACCGCCGCCACCCCTTCGATCACCGGCTTCTTATCCTCTCCCAGTGCCGCCCTCACCGATATATCCAGGTACCTTCTTTCAACGTCATCACGTTCTTTCTTTTCCTTCATGTACTTTGTGTCCTTCGTGTTAAAATCTCTTTCTTCCTCGCTTGCGGGCTCAAAATCAATGACCTCGATCTCATTATCCTCCAGCCACTTGCGCGCCTGCGCCTCCGTCCAATCCGACGTCGGGAACCTCAGCGCCTGCGGCAGCGGCGCGTCCGCCGGTGCATTGGCGTCCTTCAACTTGCCCCAGATGATCGAAATCGTCTCCGGCACATTCTTGGAGCCGTAGATCGTCCCGCCCTTCGTCCTGCGGAAGCTGTCCGGATCAAAATCGCCCGGATCTCTCAGCCTGGCTGCGTGTTCGTTTGGATATGGCATCTCTCACCTTCTTCCTTCTTCCTTCTTACTTCTTTTGCCCTTGAAACGGCACGATCACCATCTGCACGGAGATCATGCACCCGCCCAAGTCGTTCATCGGCTTCAACGCCGGTTTCCCGCCGATCTGCCAGCCCATCCGTTCGCACAGCGCATCATATTCCCGGGCAAAATCCTCCGCTGTTGTCTTCTGTGTCACCGGTGCGGGCGGGAGAGCCTTTTCAATTGGAATACCTTTTCCTTCTTCCATTTTCATCCTTTCTATTTTGGTGCGATTTCCGGGAATGTCTGGTCGTCCGAATGCGAGGCTTCCGCCGCTTTTTTATTTCGATTGGCCTCCGCTGCGCTCACAATGACCGCCCGGACGTGTTTGTTGATGATTTCCAGCCGCTGTGCGTTGGTCAGGCTGGCGAATGGTATCGGTCTGCGCGGCTTGCCGCTATCGTACAGCCGATAACTCGGATATAGTGCCTCCGCCGCGTTGAGCAGAACTTTCGTCATCTGCGCGGGTAGAGCAGTATAGGTCAGGGTGATTGTGCCATTGGCATAGGTGATTGACATATTAAGCCGTCCTTTTCCACATATAAA